GATGCGGGATTCTCCGATGCGGCGCGTGAACTCGACCAACGCCTTGGTCATGGAACTAAGGCTGACTCCGAACGCCTCTCCGATTGCTTCGACGTTTCGGACTTGTCCGATGCTCAGGCCGGTCGAGATGGAGGCCAGGCGGATCTGCTTGGCGTAATCGGCGATCTCCTTGACCTTGGCGAGAGCGGCGGAAAGCATCGCACCGAAGGCGTCGAAGAACGCACCTACCAATGCTCCGATGGGGCCGGCGACCATGCCTCCGATGCCTTGCAGGGTGCTGAAAGACTTTGCGGTTTCGGCGAATGGATTCTTCGCGCCACCTTTGCCCATGTTGCCGATTGACTTGCCGGCTTCGGCAAGACCCTTCTCCAACTCCTTCTGGTCTAATCCGATTGTTACTGATAGGTCGGCCATGGCTTATGGTAGGTTGTTCGCCTTTTTGTAGGCTTCAATACGGGCGTCGAAATTCTTTAAATCTTCCTCTTCCTCGGTGGAGAGGACGTCAATCTTCGCGCCGTTGAAAAGTGCGTGGGCTACGGTCATCCAGACGGCTTCGCCTTCCGGCATCGTCCATGCCTCCTCCAGGCTGCAACCGTTGCGCGTCAGGGTCGAGACGCAGGAGAGGGTGAAAGGAATGCGTTCGATCTCTTTGGCTTTGCTCTGGTTTTCTTTCTTCCAGAACTTCGGGTAGGAAAGAGAGGCCGAAATGCAGCCGACGATACGGCCGATGACTCGGGAACGGTACTTCCGGCTGATGCTAAGGAGCATCAAGAAGAACTTGTCCATGAGGCTGAGAGGGCTGACCATCTCGCACTTGTCATGGGTAGACAGAATCTTGACCGCAAGGATGACATCCAGCGCGGTGAAGGTTCCGCCTTCAGGCTTTAGGAACGGAGAGTCGATGGCCTCCAAGGCCACCCGGTGCCGCAGGCTGAAGGCACGAAGCGTCCTGCCGCATACCTTGTCTTGGTAGGGCAGGACGGTCGTGGCCTTGAGAAAGCGAGCATCCATTCGGGATGCCGCCTGGTTAGGCGATCTCTTGGTACTTGACGGCTTTTACAGAGACCTTGCGGAAGTCCTTGTTCGTACCCTTATCCTCAATGTTCTTGATGATGTAGGTACGGCCTCCCCAGGTCATCTGAGTCCCGTTGGTCGGGATATCGTCGGAAGCCTTGAGGACGCCTTCAAGGGTAATCTCGACAAAGCGGTCGTCGAGCCGGTCGGTGATCACGACGCCGTACTCATCCGCGACTTCGACGTCGAGCTTGAACGATTCGGCGATGGAATCAGACTGCATGGTCATGTAGGTGCCGATACCACGAAGACCGAAGAAATGGGCTACGCCGTAATCAATTTGAGAGGGCATTGTCGTATGGGGTTAGCCAAGTGTCAAGGGGCGGGGGGCATGACGCCCCACACGGTGTATTCGATGGCGTTTCCGTACCGACGCTGGCTCATGCCCTCCTCGTCGTTGGAAATCCACAGGTCGTAGAGTTGTCCGTCCGTGGTCGGGTTCCAGAGTGCCTTCAGGGAGATGACATCGCGCATGGCCCCGATGACCTCGACGACCCTGGCACGGTGGGTGTCCAAGGTCTCGTCGTCGGCCGAGGAATAGACGTAAATCTTCACCGTGGCCTTGTAGTTGCCGAGGGTGTTGGAGCCGAGGTCGTCGACCGCGCTGCTGGACTCGGCGTGGACGATGATGATCGGGATGACCCGGATGTCGTCCGTGACGCCCTTATGGACGGCGACGCCGGGGAACAGCGGCGCGAGGTACTGGGCCACCCTGTTCTCGATGGTGGTTCGGAAACTGAAGAATTGAGGGTTGGACATTAGGGTGTATTGGTAAGGGTGAATCCGCCCTGCATACGGCGGACGACGTCGAGCAGTTTGCCGTGATTACGGGGAGCCTGGAGGTGCTTCAGGATGGCCACTCGCATTGCGAAGGCACGGTGATCCATGGCCATACGCATGAAGTGGTAACCTTGGCTGTAGTTACGTCCGACGGTGGATCCGAGTTTGATGGTAGGGTCGGCGACGCCCAGGCGGGGGGCGTAGACCGACGTCCCTGCACCTTGGTTGGCAATCCACGCCGAAGTGGGCATACGGCCGAGCTTGAGGCCGGCGTAGTACCAGCCGGACTTGAGTTTGCCGACGCGCTGCTGGACTCGCTTGATGTAGGACTGAACCGGCTTCCAGTCGTCGACGTATGTGATAGCCATTTTATCGCTTTCTTTTACCTTGTAAGATGGCTTTCCGCGACGCCGTTCGTGGATCGTCTTGATGGCGGCTTCGGTCGTACCCATGAGGAACCGAGTCCTCGGACTACCCTGCTTGGACTCGATTTTCTTGAAGTACTCAAACTCGCCTTGCCCGATGATGCGACCCTGCTCAAACATCTTGAAGACGTAGTCTGGGTAGTGGGGAGGGGGGAGTTTAATCTTGGCGTTCACCCATGCCGAGAACACGCCGAGGTTGCCGGCGGAGGCCACCCCTGCCGCCGGGGCTTGGGCGAGCGGGGCGAAGATTTTGCGGACGTCGCGGTCGACGGAAGCACGGCCCTTGTCCCTCGCCTTATTGCCGAAGCCGCCCTCACCGCCTTTGCGGATGGACGGCTGCTTGCCCGAGAAAGGCGGGGTGAAGTCGCACATATCCTGCGCGAACAGGCGGGACTGCTGCTTCACGATTTCCTCGGAAGACTTACGCATGACCATCTTGTAGATGGCCAGGTGCTGGGCGAACTGGGTATAGTCAACCCTGACCCCCCTTGCTACCTCGACGACGAGGGGCATTACTGCACCTTGGTCTGAACCTTGACGATCACCCAGGCCGACGGGGTGCGGTCTGTCACGGTCATGATGCGGAACTCCTGCCCGCCATAGGCGACGACATTCCCGAACGCGATCAGCCCCGGATTGGCCAGAGCGTCGGCGCGCAGGAACTTCATGTCGAACGAGGTCTGGTTCATGAAACCGCCCGTCTCCAAGTCCTGCATGATGGCCGGTTGGGACATCAGGGCGTTCAAGGGTACTGGCGTCCCGCTGGGGACGTTTTTGACGGTCACGGCCTTAGGGATCTCGGAAAGGATTTCCGAGGCGTCTGCGGCCCATTCGTCAGTAATTCCCGACATGGGTTTAGCCCACTGTCAAAATAAGAAACCCGCCCCCCTGGCGTGGGGAGCGGGTCTCGCATTGTCGCTTTGGGGTGTTTTAAACCACCCCGAAAGGTTACGAAGTGAACGCGATGCGCTGGAGGGCGTTCGGGTTACCGACAGCCGAACCGACCAGCCAGAGGGCAGACATATTGTGCTTACCAGCCTGCCAGTTGTACCAGTAGCGGAGAGCGAAGGAGAACTTGCTGTCCTGATCCTGAACGACCATTTGCTCGCCACCGCCCGTGGTCGGGGTGGCAGGAACGCGGGTCACGATGACGAGACCTTCCTTGCAGGAGGCCACGCCGTTGAGACCTTCGGTGAAGGCGTCGCCGGAGACCGGGAAGCCGTTGTACTCGGAGACCGAGAAGCCGTGCAGTTCCTTGCTGATGGAGTTCTTCTGGATGACGTCGCTGTTGCCGTAGGAGAAGGTCTGGGCGACGGAGGGATCCTGAACGAGCTGGCCCATGGCGTCCGGGCTGATGAGCAGCTTGCGGCCGATGTGGGGCAGGTTAGCCTTGGTGAGGTTCTTCGCGGCGTTGGCGACGGCGATGCGGTTGAAGCCGCTGGTCGCACCGGAGTAAGCGGCGGTGGCGAAGTTGGCGGCGGTCACCTTGGACAGCACTTCGTCGAACAGGGACTTCTGGACGGCGTTGGCAATCGGGGCGAAGAAGAGGCGACGGAGGCGTTCCAGGGAGAGGGTGGACGCTTCGTAGTCGGTGAAGGCGACGTCGACATACTTGAGGTCGGCGATGGTCACCGGGACATCCGTCGAGACAGCGTCCGAGGGGACGAAGCCGTTGGCGGCGTTGAAGGTGGTGGCCGTGAAGGAGCCGGCGTAACGGGTGTGAACCGTGGTGCCGCGCTCGGCGACGTAGTTACCGAAGTCGGTGACGGCGATTTCCGTCAGGGGAACGAGTTCGGGGACGAGGGTACGGAGGGACTCTTCAGCGACGAGCTGGAGGGTCAAGCCGCCAATGCTGTTAGACATAGTGGTGTATTAGGGTGGGGGTTGGAAAGATTAGCGAAGGCCGGCGGAGCGGAGGATCGCCACGCGGTTCTTGCTGTAGAAGTCGGAAGCGGCCTTGGCGTCCTTCTGCTTGAGGGCCACCCATTCCTGGGTGATCTCCTCGTCGCTCTTGGGGGCGGCGGAGGCTTCGACGGGGCTGACTTCGACGGGCGTGACGCCGACCGAGGCGGCGATGGCAGCGGCCTTCTTGCCGGCGGTTTCCTGCGACGCGGCGATTTCCTTCGCCTGGGCTTCGGCCTTGGCGCGGATTTCATCGGCGGCGGCGAGCTTGGCCGTCAGGTCGTTGACCTTGGCGGTGAACTCGACGATGGCGGCGTCCTTGGCGGACATCGCGGCGGTCAGTTCGGCGACCTTGGCGGACAGGGAGGCGACTTCGCTGGCCTTGGCTTCGACCTCGGCGGTCTTGCCGGTGAAGGCTTCTTTCAGCGAGTTAAGGCGTTCTTCGAGCGTCATGATGGTTTTAGCCAAGTGTCAAGCCTTGGGCTTGCAGTCGGTGTCGACAGGGGGGCATCCCTCGTCGGGGATTTCGGGTTCTTCCTCGTCTTCGTCGGAGTCCGAGCCGTCCTTTTTCTTCTTCTTCTTTTTCTTCTTGTCGTCGGAGATCGGCTCGACGCCGTCTTCGTCGTCACCCTGCTCGGGCGAGACTTCCGAGATGCGGACGGACTTGATGTCGCTGGCCTTGAGATAGCCAGAAGGGCCGGTCGACGGCACCTGCTTTTCGGCGCGCTCGTACTTGGCGTACTCCTCAGGCGAGATGGCCATCAGGAGGTCGTCGAAGGTGTTCAGGATGCCGCTGATGAGGTTCTTCTCTGCGGCCTTCTTGCCAGACCAGCATTGACCCTGCATATCGGCTTCGTCGGCGTAGGTGCGGACGGCCTTGATGTCGCCGATGAACCATTTGTGAGTCTCGTCGACGTCGTCTTGGAAGAGCTTCCGCTGCTCGGGGGTCATCGACGTGCCGACGAAGCCGGCACCCTTCGCCCAGCCGGCCTTGATGAGGTCGACCGTGATGCCTTCCTCGGCGTAAGCCGCCTTCATGTCGTAGATTGGGATGTAGACGCCGATGGAGCCGACGACGGACGATCCGCTGGCGTAGACCTCGTCGCATTGGCTCATGAGCCACATGGAGGCGGAGCAGGACTGCTTGCACGTCCAGCCGACCGTACGCTTCTTGCAGGCACGGATGCGGGAAGCCAGCTCGGGGACGCCGGTGACGGTGCCTCCGGGGGAGTCGAAGTCGAAGATGACCACCTCGACCTCGGGGTCGCGTTCGCACTCCTCAAGCATCTCCTCAATCTCCTCGACGTCGACCGCGCCCATCATCTTTTCCAGCTCGGTGAGGCCGGAGCCGATGACGCCCTTGACGGGAATGATGGCCAGGTCGCCGGACTTGACGAGCAGCGGCCTGGGGCCGAAGAGCATCGCCATCATGTCCTCGATGTCGCCGTTGGCCTTGAGGTCGGCCGGCGAGAGTTCGGCCACCTTGTCGAGGTAAGCCTTGGCCTTCGCCGGCTCGATGAGAATCGGCGCGTAGGTCTTGAAGGCGTTGGAAAGGGAGTACATAGGTTATTCGTTGGAAGTTTCGTCGGCGTCTTCGTCGTCC